CAAACCGCCATGCTTCCGACTTTGAAGCCCTGGGTGTCTACGGACCCCATAGGCATAGTCGGTTCACAGGGCGAAGAGCATATTGCTCCATTTAAATGGGGCAGTACAATGCCTGATTCCTTATGGGACCAGGTATTAGATCGTCGGGTTGATGGGATTATTCCCATACAACTTGAGCGACCCGCTCAAATTATCCTGGATTACTTAAGTATTCCAGGTCCTAATGTCCGATATCAGCTTGACCGAAAGGTCAGACTGAATCGGTTTGATCATTGGCATTCCAAGCTTAAGCCTGGAAAGCGAATTTCTCAGGTCAAATCACTTTGCCCTCGAGATATTGATCGTCTGCGGGAAAAATTTTCCCAGACGAAGTTGACAAAAAAGAATATAGATATTCTTTGTAGTCGTTCTTATCTGGAACTCAAAAGAATTGCAGATTTATATGCTGGAATAGAGGACAACTTGTTGCTCTCCTTTCCAGAAGTTTTTATTTGTAATCGGGAAGTAATTCTCGATTTACATAATTGGATTACATCTCTCGCTATTTTTAGCGTGCAGCATGCTATCAATTGTTGGAAGAAACTCACTAAGTGGGTATTCTTTCATTCTGCTCGGGGAATAAGTGATTCTCCCCCGAAAATAATTCCTGGAACCATATGGTTCGAGAATAAGGGTGCTGACCAGCATTTTTGTGGTTCAGGCATTCAATTCCTAGATTCGATTATTCGTCGTGGAATTTGTAATAAAAGTGAGGCAACAAGAATTGCCCACTTTATTTCAACCCGAAATCTTCCTTGTGGAGATCAGGGTAAAGCAGATGCTTCTTTAAAGAAGCACCTAACTAATCTTAAGGATCCTAGAAATATTTCTGAACATCGCTTAAGTTTACTTCTTTACCTATCCAAAAGGATAGGAAGAAAAGTTAAGAGTTATATGCGTCAGACCGGTACCTTTACCGACCCGGGGCATATTTCTCTTAATAATTCTGGTTGCTTTGAAGCATCCAGGAAAGACGGAGGGCGAGCAGTGGAAACTGCTCGCGAATTCGTTACATGGGCAACCCACAGGCCTACCCGCAATTGCGTTCGTAGTTCTGTACTGGGTTACCCAATCTATGAGAACGCTGGAACCCAAAGATTCCAGACAGTTCATTTGGAACTACCTGAGGATGGAAAATTTATTTTCCATCCAGGTGAATTCCTAAAAGAAAAAAAGATAGACCCTATGGAATATCTTAATTATGCCTCAGAAATTTTGCAAATGCAAAATATTATTGAGGAAGATCTCTACCATCCGAAATATTTCGGTTTAAGTAGAGATACCGGTTTCCAATTGCACTGTTGTGCAATGGATTCCGCTATTTCATCGGGGTTCATATCCGATGATTTTAAAATACTGAGACCTCCATTTGTGCAGGCCTCAGTAGTTTGCGAACCTGGCGGCAAAGCCAGAGTCGTTACAAAGGAATCCTGGTGGCTGCCTCTATTATTAGAGCCTGCAGCCCACCATTTAAGATCCCTTTTATCACTCCATCCTTCTGCTAGAGCAGGGCTTGGAGCAGCTGCCAACCATTTTGAATGGACTAAGCAGTTTGTTAATAAGAAGGCTGGTACTTATATCAGCTGGAATTCTTATCTTCTGACCAGTGACCTCGAAGAGGCCACTGATCATTGTAACCACTTGATAAGCAAAAGCTTATTGAGTGGCTTTATTGAAGGAATTGGCTTTAAAGCTAGTTCCTATTATAAATTCGTAATCGATCTTCTTTGTTCTCCTCGTTATCTGTTAACTCCAGCTTCTAATGAAGTTGAGCTAACTCGTTCTGGCGTCCTTATGGGCGATCCAGTATCGAAAATTGTATTAACTTTATACAATTTAGTTGCCGAGGAGGAGGCGCTAATGCGCCACGAAGTGGATCAATTTGATGTGAAGTTTGCTGCAAATCAATTGGAGCAGACCCAACTTATTAGTCATTGGCGCAACTTCAGTTGCGCCGGTGACGACCATTGTGCGATAGGACCTTTGTCCTATCTTCAAGATATTGATCGTGCTCATTTAAATAACCTTATGGTTATTAGTGACGGTGCTCAATTCTTCTCAAGAAGAATTGCTCGATACTCAGAGAAATTGATTTATCTGGGTTCCGAGACCATCTTAGAGGGTAACCCTCTAACACGACCATACTCACAGGTTTGTTTTGTCGACAGCATTAAAATGCGCCTACTTTCAACCTGTACAAAGGTTCGCGAATCAGAAGATGAGCGAAATCCTTCTATTGGTAAAGGAAAACAACTCTTTAAAGAGGTGCCTTGGTTTCCAAGTGATTGGTCACCATTCCTTCAATCAATTTTAAATCGCTGGTTTCAACGATTTCGCGTCTATTTAAGCCATGATTGTGGTCGTTCTATTGAACTTCCAACAATTCTGGGCGGATTCGGTTTCTCATTTCTTGGTCCAAAATCCAAGGAATGGGAATTAATCCTTAAGGATACCGATCCAACAATTCTCTCAGGCATTATTGCCTTAGCTAATTCTTATTTTCGACGATTCGAAAGTCAGGCAAATTGGGACTTTTGTTCCGATTTGCTGATGATACTTTCTAGAGTGCAATCCTCCACGAGTAGTCGTGGAATTGATTTGCCCTCTCATAATGAGTATTGGGAAGCCATTAATGATTCCTTTACTCACTTAAATAATTACGGTAGATCGATTAATCAACCTATCGTTTTTACTTTAGATAATAACCCCTTTAAGAATTCTGATGATTTAAAAATTATCAGATTAACATCCTTAAGGGAATTTCTACAAAATAACGGATATATATCCGATGTTTTCTTAATCTCCCTTCTTAGAAAGAATGAGGTACTCGCTCAATTACTTAAGCAAGTACCAGGAGATGATTTCCGCGAACGTAGCTTTAAAGCACGAATGCGGGTCTTAAAAGATTCTCTTTCAAAACTCGGAGTCGAGGTAACATTAAATCCAAATATTAATATTATTCTCGATTTCTTTCAAAAGATTGTCAGTTTTGACAAACTTTTTATATCTCTCCAAAAGGAAAGATGGGTTTTAAAAGAAACTCTTTTAGATCCCGAGAATTCTCTCGGAATCTGTGCTGATCATGGACTTAAGTCCATGTTTAAGTCCTTACCTTCATTTGATGTGAGGATTACTCCGCAGATTCTAGGTTCTCAAATTTAAATTTGAACCGGGTCCTAAGACACCGGATTTCCTTTCGAATTTGCGTCTTTAGTCTTTAGACTATCACCAATAGTTCTTGTTTCGGTTACTCTTTAGAGTATTCGTAGACAAGGACGAATAATCGCCCTGCCCGAAA